GGGATCCTCGCGGTGCATGTCGGGCAGGTCGCGGGGCTTGAAGGCGCCGCAGACCGGGGCGTCGGGGTAGTCGCCGGCTTCGTGCTCCGCGTCCACCGCCCAGCACGCGAGCAGGCACCGGCCGGCGGCCTCGCCGATCGTGCGGCCGTAGGCGTAGGCATGGGCACCATCAGGGCCGTCGTCGACTCCGACGAAAACCTCCGACGGCAGGTCGCTGGTGGTGACCAGCGGGGACCCCAGCTGCGCCCGCGCCCACTCCCGCACCATCCCGAGTAGTATGCCCACCGTGGCGTCGTCGGCGATGTCGGGTACGACACCGCTCAGGTCAGCAACCGGGAACGACCGGACGTCGCCAGCGTCACCGTGCACGACGTCAACCAGCGTGCCGTCGGCGTAGATGACGCGCCATCCATCGAAGTCGGTTCCGGCGCCGATGAGCATCCCGGGGCGCAGATCCCAGCGCGGGTGCGCGGCGAGGGCCTCGGCGGTCTGGTCATCCATGGGGCACCTCCAACGCGAGCTCGCGCGCGCGGATGTCGGCGAGATCGTCATCGCTCGGCGTCCAGTCGCCAGCCACCTCGCCGGTCTCGGCGTCGTGCGCCGGTGCGACCGTGGCGGGCGGCGGCGTCAGCGCGAACGCTGCGGCCATCGCCGCGGGGCTGGTGCCGGCGGCGATCGCGGGAGCCGGGGTCACGTCGCGCATGTCGCGCACCTCGTCATCGGTGTAGATGCCCATGGACACCTCCGGCGCGAAGGCGCGGGCCCAGAACGACGCGGCGCGGTAGCGGAACATCTGGCCGGGCATGGTCTTCCACTTCGAGCCGGACTTCGTCGACCAGCCCTCGCCGTCCACCATGGCCCATGTGATCCACTCGCCCTCGCACGGCTGCTGGCTCTCGCGGTCGATGGCCACGGCGCGGCAGCGGTAGTCCTTGGCGCTCGGGTCGTCGCCGCGGATCTCGTATCGCAGGGGCGAGAACCGGCCGCACTGATTGATCGTGGCAATCAGGAACGTGGCCGACCAGGACGGGCGGCCGTGAATGATCGCGAGGTTCTGCATGACCATGAGCGGCGATGCACCCATGCGGTTGGCCATCTCAAGGGCCACGATGCAGTTCGCCAGATTGCCCTGGTACTGCGCGGGCACCAGCGACGAGGCGGCGAACGCCTTGCCAATGCGCTGGGCCAGCTCCCAACTGCCGTTCGAGTTGAAGCCAGGCATGACGGCGGTGTCGCGATGTTCGGCGACTTGCAGGGCGGTGGTTTGGTCGATGGTGTCGTTCATGGTGTTCGCTTTCAAGCCCAGGCGGGCAGAGACAGGGGGGTGATGGTTTCGGTGTAGGCGGGCCAGTGGTTGGCCGCCTTGCATTCGGCGTACAGGTTCAGCAGGCGGCGGCACTCGGCGCGGCCCTTGTCGATGGCTTCGTCGTCGAGCATGTAGGCCTCGGCCACGTTGGGCCAGGTGCTCTCGACGGCGCCGAAGACAAAGCCCAGCACGTCGTCGCCCGTGGCGGCCTTCCAGCCGTCCGAGTACCAGGCGGCCTGCATGTGGTAGCCGTAGCGGGCGCATGCCTTGGCAAAGCCTGCGGGGCTGGCGTCCTCGCTGGTCTTGAGGTCGAGCAGGATCACGCCGTGGGCGGTGCGGTAGACCCAGTCGGCGCGGCCCTTGCACAGATCGCCCGTGATGGGGTCAACCCAGAAGAACGAGACTTCGGCCTGGCCGTCACCCAGAAGGGCGGCAACCTCGGGCACGGCGCGCAGGTTGGTCGCCTGGCGCGTGGCCTCCTTGACCTCATCGGCGCTCACGATCTCCATGCCAGCGGGCACAGCATCGCGCCACGCCTTGCCTTCTTTGGTGGCGAACGTCATGCCAGCAGGCTTGACCATGTAGCGCACGGCCAGCGTGTCGGTCTCCAGCACCAGGGTGTGCAGCAGCGAGCCACGGCGCAGCGAGGGCTTTTGCTCGGCGTCAGGATCTGCGCCGGCCCTGAAGTGGGCGGGGCTCTTGCGCAGCAGCTTCAAACCGCTGTTGCTCATCGCGTCGGCGGCCAGGTAGTCCGGGAAGGGCATGCCCGGGCGCGTGCCGACCTTGAGCCATGTGTCGTGGGCGTTCATCAGTAAGGCACCTCGGATGGTGGGATTGCGTCCTCGGGGCTCACGACTTCCCCCCCGAGATGTGCGCCAGGGCGCTCAGGTCGAGCGAAGCCAGCCAGCCGATCAGCGAGCCGGCCAGCCACGCGCCGAGGGCGAACAGGGCTGCCATGACTGCGGCGCCGAGGACGTAGAGCAGCAGCACCAGGGCCACGTCGATCCAGGTCGCGCGCTCGTGCTTCTCGATCACGCCGGGCGCGAAGTGGTCGGACAGCTCATTGCGGCGGTGCATCTGCGTCACGCGTCGGGTGCTGAAGGTCATCGTCTCGTCCATCGCTTCGACTTGCTCGCGGGTGAGTTCAGACATGGTCGGCTCCTTCGTCTTCGGGATCGGGCGACAGGCAGTGATCGACAACCCAGATGGCAGCCAGGGGCACGAGCAGGCCCACGACGGTCAGGATCAGGACGGCTTTCATTGCAGCGCCTCCCGCACCACATCGGCATCCACACCCACCACGCCGGAGCCATCGCAGGCTTCGCACTCGACGTGCATGGGGGTGGTGTGGGTCGAGTCATCGACGTGGACCTCTTCGGTCCAGCTGCCCACGGCGTCGCACACCGGGCAGCCAGTGGCGTCCACGTCGTGCGTGCGCAGGTACTCGCGCACCTTGGCTTGTTGGCGGACGGCGCTCATCGGAAAGCCCCCCGCGCCTCGGCGATGTAGTCGGCGTTCTCGGCCACGTAGCCGGCGACGACCTCGCGGCGCAGCTTGGCCACCAGCGGGCAGGTGCTGTCCTTGAGCACCAGCATCAGGGCCTCGGCGCACGCCATGCGGTCCATGGCCGACACGACCTGATCGGCGGGCGACTTCAGCACCTCACGCGGCATCGAGCCGAAGCCATCGAAGCCCGGCACGTGCGTTTGCAGCCCAGCCAGCGCCCGCTGCATGTCGTTCGTCAGCTCGGCGTGCAGCTCTTCGAGACCAGCATCGGCGCGCTCGATCTTGGCGCTTTGCTTGTTCGCGGCCAGCGTGTTGAAGCAAGGGGTTCGGTCCATGGTCAGCCCCCAATCTTTGCGATGTAGGAGGCCGTGGACTTCTCGGCAGCCTTGATGGTTGAGAAGTGGCGGCCCTTGTAGCCGTGGATCACGCTCTCTTGGCCGTCGCGGTCGATACGGACGATCAGGGCGTAGAAGTCGCCATCTGCGTTCTTAGTGATTCGTGCTTGGTGTGCCATCTCTGCTCTCCCGGTTGGGTGTTGCGTTGAGATGGAGTTTCGCAATCTTTTGCGATCGTGTCAAGCAAAAGATTGCGACACAGCGCAAAAAGTTGCGAATCTAGGGGGAAGGCAGGCGCAAAGTGTTGCTTGCCACATTCGCAAAAGTTTGCGATACTGGCGGCATGGACACCGAACTCGACACCCAACTACGCGCCGAACTTGACCGCCGCCGTGGCGACTGGCCCAGGATTTCCAAGGCTGCAGACGTCAGCCACTCCTGGGTTTCTCAGTTCGTGCGCGGCAAGATCCCCAACCCCGGCTACGCGACGCTCAGGCGTTTGCAGGCCGCGCTTGCCAAGCCCTCCACCCAGGAGGCCTGAGCCATGTTTTCCCGCCCGCGCGCTTCCCCCAGCGGCACGTCCAGCGCCTTGAGCGCGCTTGCGTTCCTCCCTGGCAAGTTGCCTTGTGCCGCTGAGACGTGCGGGCCTTTTCATTCCACCCCCAGCAGCCGCACCGCAGCCAGCGCTACCGCCGCGCGCCTCGTCGCCGCAGTCGAGCGTGTGCTGGGCAACACCGTCATCAGCCAGTTCCAGGCCGCTCAGTCCGATCTGACCGTGCTGGAGGAGCTGCAAGTAATGCGAAGGGCAGCATGAGCGAAAAACGCCCCTATCCAGAGCGCCGCTACCCCAGGTCGCAGACTCGGGCCAATGCCTTGCGCCTGCTCGACGCCGAAATCCACGGCCTGACGTGCGCAGAACTCTCGCAGCGCCTTGGCATCTCCCTCCATCAAACCCGGCTGCACCTGGTCGAGCTGATGGACGAGAAGGCCTGTGTGCGTATCAGCATGGCCCAAGGCAAAAGCCGGCCCGTCATGTTCTACGGCGTCGCCACGCGCCCCTTGACGCCTCGCCCAGGCTTTGCGGTTCGCTCCACGGTCAAGCAGTCCGACCTCGAGGGCGATGACGACAGCGTCGAGATCATGCCCATCGTGCGCCCCCACTGGCCCGCTGGCCAATGGCGCGCCGACCACATCCCCGCCGTCCGATCGGTGTTCGACTTGGGGGTGGCTGCGTGAACTTCTTCAAGCTCTACATCGGCGACTATCAACGCGACACCGCGCACCTATCGGTGACTGAGCACGGCGCCTACCTGCTCATGCTGCAGCACTACTACGCCACCGAGAAGCCACTGCCCACCGGCAAGGCCCTTCACCGCATGCTGCGCGCCCAGGACAAGGCAGAGCGTGAAGCCATCGATGCAGTCGCCGCGCAGTTCTGGCGCGAAACCGAGCACGGCCTGGTGAACGATCGGGCAGACGTCGAGATCACGAAGGCAGGGGCGCAGGCAGAGACGAATCGATCCATTGCACAGGCACGAGAAGCTAAACGAAAGGCATCACGGGAAGGCAACGAGCGGAGCACGAATCGTGCAACGAACGATCAACCTAACCATAGCCATAGCCATAGCCAGACTCTCTCTTCGAGAGACACAGAGAGTACCTCCACCACCGTGGCGCCCGACCCGACCCCAGGGGCGCGCGTCTGCTTGGCGCTCAAGGCTCACGGCATCAGCGGCAATCCCTCGCACCCCATGCTCCTGGCCCTCATCGCAGCCGGGGCAACGGCGCAGGAGTTCGTCAACGCAGCCCCATCCGCAGCAGGCAAGGCCGACCCGTTTGCCTACCTCCTGGGCGTCGTCAAGGGCCAGCGACGTGACGCAGCAGAAGCAGCCCAAGGCCTGCACAAGGGCGCCATGCCAACCCCCCAAGGCAAGCCCCCGACCGCCGCCGAGCTGCGCGTCTTCCTATCGTCGCCGCAGATCATGGACCCAACCGCCCGCGCTCGCTGCGAGGCCTTCACCAACGCCGGGCACACCGCACCGGACACCCACAACGTCATCGACATGGAGTCGCCCAATGGCCTTGCCATCGGATTGGATTGAACGCCTTTTCACCCGCTTGGAGCTGGCCTACGGCCACCGCTTCCTCTCGCAATGGCCCGGCATCGACCCAGCCGTCGTCAAAGCCGACTGGGCGGAAAAGCTCGACGGCTTCGAGAACCACCGCGAGGCCCTGCAGTTCGCCCTGGCAAACCTGCCAGCCGACAACCCAGTCAACGCCATGCAGTTCCGCGACCTGGCACGCCGCGCACCCGACAAGCCCGTCAAGGCCTTGCCAGCACCGCCCACGGACAAGTCCAAAGCCGCCGAAGCCCTCGCCATGGCACGCGCCGCTTTCTCGCGCAAAGGCGACCACCTCGACACCCTGCGCGAACTCGCCGAGTCCGACGCACGCGACGGCACCTATCGCGGCCGACCCGTCACGCTGGCCCAGCGCCAGACCTACCGCCAAGCCTTGGGCATGAACAGGGAGGCCGCATGACCGACATCCACGTCAAGCCCACCCTGTTCCCGCGCAGGCCAAAGGGCAAGCGACCGCTTGCTGCAGTTGCCGAACGAGCACGCGCCCACATCCTGCTCGACCGGGCACAAGCCGGGCACGACATCCCTGGCGAGGACATCGTCTGGGCTCTACGCGTTACCGGGGACCTCGCGCCCGCGCGCACGCATTTCGGGGGGCAGCCATGACCTTTGAAACCGTCGTAATCGGCAACGCCACCCAAAAGTGGACAGCGATTTATGCGCTATGTGAGCGTGACAGCATGG